CCCGTGAACGTCACCGAAGGCGGCGAAGGCGTCACCCCGCCCGCAGCGGTCGTCTCGCCCGGCTACTACACCGCCGCGCAATCGGACGCCCGCTACACCCGTTCGGTGAACAAGAAAATAAAAAAGAATAAAACGAGCTCAATGCTCATCACTAAGATGATAAGAAATGAAATCCGTTTCCCACCGGTTTGGTAGGCCATAATCGTTGTTTGTCCGACTCTGATCTTTCGTACATGTTAAAATTCTGAACGAAGGTTTCCTCAAACGTTGGAAATTGTAATTTCCCGTTCGGTAACCATTGCATTCTTGGTAAGTACGTATTTGCGTAGTATCTAGAGTTCGTATCGACGGATGGTTCTATATCTAACTTCTCAGTAATAAAATCGAACACGTCCTTACATGTGTTGTAGACGTAATGATTCGTTCCCATTCCTGCGTATGCTATTCCAATCGCTGCTGATGCTGTTGCTCCAAATGTTCTCGCTCTCTCTGGGTATAATAGTTTAGCAAGTAACTCTCCTGGCTCGCGATGCGCTATACCATTTGTATTCTTGTAACTTAATACCTCTAAGTCATTCAAGCTAGTTCCGAATGATGTCTTATCGACTGACAATACGGCGTTGAATCTCTCGAGTGCTTGTTGTGACAATTTCTCCAAAAAGCCAGTTCTGTTGAACTCTGCTTCCATCTCGTCAAAGACTGTTAGGCTATCATCACCCTGAACAAATAGTCTAAAACTATCCGACATGATGTTGATCCCACTTGCGCTGAGGCAAGTTAGTAGATAAATTGCGTTTACGAAAGAATCCAGTAACTGTGTCTGCTGAAATCCTGAGGCGATACCGTTGAAGGTCCATTGATATACGGTCCTTGAAGGTCCTAGTATTGGGGTCTTTTTGATAGCGTGAGTCATCCAATCCCAAAGGTTCTGGGTTCTCCATCCTCTTGATTGAGTTTTGCTGTAATCATGCGTATCTGATTTCGAAGGCTCGTAGCCTTGATCGAAGTCAAACCATTGTCTCCACATTTGATGAACGTCGTCTATAACCTCGTGCAGTGCACGGTGATCAAATCCTGACCAATCGGCTGATAAACAACTTCGAAGCTTCCCGCCCCCAAGTTCGTTCCATATCCTATTCCATCCACCTTTAGACGTTTCGTATCCCCATAGTAATGGTGACCTGACTTTGCCGTTTAAATATTCCTTCTGGAGTGGCCAGATGAACATATTTTCAACCATGAGTAGCAATTTGGGTACTCCAAATACCGCTCTGATTTTGTCGGGTTTGTCTGTCTTGACGGTGTGTGATCGTGCGTGAAGTGTATTCATCTCATATGGTACGGGTTCTCCGTTCTTCCAAAATGGTTCCTCGCCCTCTTTAATTTTGTGGACATGGTTCCTATTGATATGAAAAATCTCATCATAGAGATTATGAAAGGTAACGTTTGCGTTCTCTCTTTCTCCTTCTGCCTGTAGATACTGTAGGTACTTCCTCCATTTCTGATCTTTTGTGTACGGCATTTCCGCTGAGACGTTTAAAGTCCAAGGGTAGTAGCGTAAATCAGGGAATGATATTGGTCTTAGCCTCCTTGATGGTCGAAAAAGTTTCTCG